GCGCATGGCGGAAATAACGAAAAAGCTTGGCGCCCCGGTTAAGGTAGAGCCGTACAAAATAAATACCCGAGATGGCGAAAAAACATTACATTCAATTGTGGTGACGCCGGAGCTAAAATCTGCGGTGCTAAAAGGCATGCCAGTGTATAAAGATGGCGGAATTGTTGACGATACCGATGACAGTATCCAGCGCGAAGGTTTGCGGGGCGGCGGTTCTCCTGATGACGATGTTGTGCGTCAAGCATTGCAGCGTGTTGCGTCACCCTTCAGCGAAGATCCAGAGGTTGTGCAGCAAGCCTTGCGGATTGCTTCCTCACTGAAGGTGCCGCAAGGCGCAGAATTCGGCACGGGAAGCTTTTATTCCGTGAAGCAGCCCATGGCTGTCTCTGATGTGTCCACCAAAATGCAGCCAATCCCTGGCGTTGATTTGGCGTCAAAGAAAGAATTGACCTGGGAAGACTTTTACAAGCAGGGCAAGGGCGGCACGATATTGAACGTGGGCGGTGACCGCTCAAACCTTGGCCGCCTCACCCACATCAACAACAAAGAATTGGCGTGGCCTGTGGATTTGCATGCTGGCCCAAAATACATGATGGAGCCCAATCCAGGCGCCGTCTGGGCAAACAATCCATCCCACGCAACGGCACTTCGGAAGAAAATACTTGAAGCTGCGGAGAAGGGACCAGTTTATGGCGTGTATGCCCCGATGGGTGCGCAGGCTGTTGATTCATCTCACAACATGTTTGATGCTGTTATGGCCCAAGTGCCTAGCTCTGGTATTTCAAAAAAAGATGCAAAAGAATTTGATGATGCCATCATGAATGGCCTTCATGTAAAAGGTAATGACCCTAAAAATGTTGCTTTGCGTGAGAACGCAAAGAAAGAGCTTGAGGGATGGCCCGGCATTTTGAATGCCAAGGAAGCCAGTGAATATGCGCGCAATATGCCCGGCGGCCATCGTTCCGCGATTGTCAAATTCATGGATTCCAAAAAATGGCGCGACATGAATTTCCCCGCAATTGGCATCACGCGGGTTGCCATCACTGATCCTGAATTGAAGGCTGCGGCAGGCAATATGCTGGGCCATAGGGTCGTTGAATTTGATCCAGAGAAAATCGCAAAAGAAACCAAATTTCAGCATTCCACCTATACGTCACCCACAAGTGGCCGGTATGTGGGGGATGTCCCTTTGGTTCAGCGGCATTATGCTATGCCGGATGTTGTTGAGCGCCTTCTTCAAAAGCCGACTGTTTCGGGGCAGGTTGTCCACCCATATTCCATGGACCCGCTTGGCCGCTCCACGGCCCGCAAACTTTTTGAGGAGCAAAAGCAGCTTCAGCCCGTCAATGAGCGGATGATCAATACGATTGGCGAAGGCTTGGAGCGTCAAAAAGATTACGGGTTAAAAAAGGGTGGAAGTGTTGTTGACCAAGCCCTTAGAATGACCGCATCAGACCGGCCTATGGTTGCCTTGGCCGACCTCTTTCAAAGGCAACTGCGGGGACGCCCGCCCTCCTAGGAGATCAAGTGCTATGAGTGAAACCAGCGCAAAGTCCATCAGGGCAGCACGGGAGGCCAAGGCAAAGCGCTTGGGCTCTGCGGGCGATCCGAAGCAGAAGGTGGATGCTTCCACCTGGACGCCGCCTGAGATGATGAACACGAATGCCAAAACCGGGCTGCGGCCTGTGTCCCGGCGCGCGTTCAAACGTGGCGGCAAGGTGGGCATGGAGGCTGAAGGCTCCTGCGGCCCAACCCGTGCTGACCGCAAGCCGCGCAAGAGCGGCGGCGAAGCCAAGGCTTGGATGGCTGCAAAGATTAACCGCGATGTGAAGGAAGCCAATGCAGAGCTTGGCAAGCCGCATGTCGGGGGCATGAAGAAGGGTGGCCGGGCGAAGCGTCAGGCCGGTGGCATGCTGCCGGAAGGTGCGCGCCAAGGCATTCAGCGCACTTCTGCCTTGATGGCGCGTGATGCTGCTGATGAGATGGCCCGCCGCCAGCTTCAGCGTGAGAACCCGCCGCCGCCACCCCCGTCTGAGCGTGAAGCGCCGCTTGATAACCGTTCAACGCGCGAGCTTATGGATGCCATTCAGCAGGGCAAGAAGCACGGTGGCCGCGCCAAGAAGCAAATGGGTGGCATGTCCGGTGATCCGCGTCAGGGCGCCGCTGCGATGATGCAGAAAGCCGCTGCCATGGGCAACGTGCCGCAAGATCGCATGGGCTTCAGCCGCCTCCAGAAGGGCCGTGCGGCCATGATGGCTGGGCTAAAGAAGGGCGGTAAGGTCAGCCATCAGGAGTGGGAACATTCCAAGGCCGATTTGAAGCAGGACAAGAAGCTGGCCAAGAAGCATGGCATGAGCATGGAGAAGTGGGAGAAATCCGCTCTTGATGCGAAGCATGACAAGCAGCAGTCCCCCGAAGGGCTGAAGAAGGGCGGGCGGATTGGGAAGTATTACGGCGGCCCTGCTGGTGTTATGCAGGATGTGGATCGTGAGCCAGATATGCCAGAGCCGCGTCCAATGCGTGGCCCAGCCTCTGCTGGGTATTTCAATGAGGCCGGTGGTTTCACACCCACAAATGCCCCTGTGGAAGACATTCGGTATCCGTCTGATTATGCTGCATATCCCGTAAGGCGCGGCGCTGGTGCTTCTTTTGCTGAAACGGCTCCGACAATGGATGAGTCTTATGTTCCCGCGCCTACGGCGCGCGGTGCCGGGCCTTCTTTTGTTGAAACGGTTGAAGCGGCGCCACGCCCAGCGCCGCGTCCTGCACCACGCCCGGCGCCTCGGCGCGCAGCAGCGTCTGAAGCTGATGCGCTAAATCAGCGTGAATTGGACCGTATTGCTCTTGGCGCTGCTTTGGGTGACATGATGCAGGGCGGTGATATTCAGCCCAGGCGCGGTTTCTTTGAGCGTCTGGGCCTACGCCGCACCAATGAGACTGGTGAAGGGCGCCCTAGCACCGGCAGCCTGTCTGGCGATCTTCGCGCGCTTGGCCGTACCCTTGGCTTCAAAAAGGGTGGCAAGGTGATGGAAGGCAACTATACGGGCGGCACCCGCCCGACTGGTGGCCGGATTGCGAAGAAGGCTGGCGGTCGCGCCAAGGGCAAGACCAACATCATCATCTCGATCAATCCTGGTGCTGGCGCTGCCCAGCAGCAAGGCATGATGCCGCCGGGCAACCTGCCGCCGGGTGCTGGCATGCGTCCTGGCGCTGGCGCTATGCCTGTGCCTGTTGCTGGCCCTCCTGGGGCTGGTGCGCCGCCTCCGATGCCGATGCCTGTTCCTGTGCCTATGCCGATGGGCGCAGGCGCTGGCGGGCCTCCCATGCCGCCTCCTGGCGCGATGCCGCGCAAGGCTGGTGGCCGCGCGTATCGTTCCTACAAGGACATGGATGCGGGTGCCGGTAGCGGGCTTGGCCGTTTGGAAAAGACCGAAATCCAAGAACACAAGCGCGGTGAGCGTAAAGCCGGTGGCCGCACCTACCGTTCTTACAAGGACATGGATGCCGGTGCTGGCAGCGGGCTTGGCCGGTTAGAGAAAACCGAAATCCAAGCGCGCAAGAGGTGAGGTAGGTAGGGTCAGCGCGGCGAAGTCTGAATGCCTATCTCGGGCGGCAGTGTCACCCCTCTGACGCTGCCGCCCTCCTATCCACAAGAGGGGCAGACGAGGGGGTCTGATGTTGACGAATGCAGCGCTCTTTGAGCGCGAATTGAAGATATTGATCGCTGAAGAAATTGAGCGATTGAAAGAGAATTTGACTACCACGCCAAGAAACATGGAAGGCGCCGGTAGCATCACCTACCTCCAGGGGGGAATCGCTTCCCTGCGAGGGTTAGATGATCTGATGGAAATCGCAAAGACCAAATCAGATCAGCGTTCACGGTAAAAGAGAGGGGAAAACTCAATGCCGTTTATGATTATGGAACACGCAACAGATCCAAAGCAGAAATTGCTCGATGATATCGGGGATATTTCTTCTTTTGAGATCTTCAACAATCAAATCCTGATTGCGATTTACATCAGGCCCAACAAAACCAAGTCTGGCATCTACCTCAGTGATCAATCGCGTGAGGAAGACAAGGTGCAGGGCAAGGTTGGCCTTGTGGTGAAGAAAGGCCCGGCTGCTTTTGTCGATGACACCAGCGAATGGTTCAAAGACATCTCGGTTGAAGTGAATGATTGGGTGGTAATTCGCCCATCTGATGGTTGGGCCATCACGGTGAACAACGTGTTGTGCCGAATTGTCGATGACACTGCGGTGCGCGGCAAGATCGATGTGCCGGATCGCGTTTGGTGAGGTGAAAAATCATGTCAGAAACTGAAAAAGAGATCGAAATCGACTTCGATGCAGTAGAAAAAGCTGCAAAAGAACCTGAAATCAAGATTGAGGAGGCGAAAGAAGCGCCTCCAGCCGAAATTTCTCCTGAAGATGGCATTGAAACGCTGAAAAAACGCTTTGAAGAAGAGCGTTTAGCGCGGATTGAGGCCGAAAAGCGGGCTGATGCGGCTGCCAGAATGGCCCATGAAGCCCGTGGGCAGGTGGATGAAGGCAATTTGCAGCTTGTAACCAGCGCAATTGACACGCTGAAGCGCGAAACCGACATCCTGAAGGCTAATTTGCGGGCTGCAATGGCTACCGGAGACTATTCTGCTGCGGCAGATGCTCAGGAAGCCATGGCGGATGCTAAGGCCAAGCTGCTTCAGCTTGAAAATGGCCGCGCGGCCTTGCAGGAGCAGGCCAAAAACCCGCGAATTCATCCACAGCAAATCCCGGCTTACGATCCTGTGGAAACGCTGGCTTCCCAGCTCTCCCCCAGGTCTGCTGCGTGGGTTCGCGCCCATCCTGAGTTCGCCCGCAATGAGCGGCTGACCCAGAAGATGGTTGCGGCGCACAATCTGGTCACGGCGGATGGCGTACAGCCGGATACCGATGAGTATTTTGAGACTGTTGAGCGCATCCTTGGGGTGCAGGCCCCTGCGGCCTCTGTGGCTGCCGCTGAGGCCCCTATGTCTGCGGCGGCGGCGCCAGCACAGCGTCGATCCTCCCCGGCTGCTGCGCCTGTCAGCAGGTCTGGGACAGGTACTGGCGGGGGTAGCCCGAATGTGGTGCGCCTGTCTGCTGATGAGCGTGAAATGGCCAAGATGATGGGCATGACCGCTGAAGAGTATGCGCGCAACAAACTTGCCCTGATCAAAGACGGCAAGCTGACCAAGCATTGAGAAAGGATTGAACAATGGAAAATGTACCGATGCGCCGTGGTCGGCGCCCTCGCATGGTAAAGCCTGAGCTTGCCGCCCAGGTTGAAGGTGAAACGCCGGAGGTGGATGCCGTGGCTGAAGCCCCGGTAACGCCCGCCAGGGTGCTGCGCCCGCCCATGCGCAAGGAGTACTCCCTAGCCTCTGCGGAAAGCCGCACGGCTGAAATCCTGGGCCATGTTGGCACGGTGGCTGAAGGGGTTGATGAATTCTACATTGACCGCTCCAGGCTGCCGCCGGGCTGGGATGCCGAATGGAAGACCAAGACGGTGATGGGGGCTGAAGACCCCGCGCAGATGGTTTCCTATGCCCGCATGGGCTGGGAGCCAGCGCCGCTGGATATGTTCCCCGAGATGATGCCACAGGGCTGGAAGGGTAACACCATTGAGCGCAAGGGCATGATCCTGATGATCCGCCCAAAGAAGATCACCGACATGGTGCGGCAGGCTGATGCGCGGAAGGCGCGGGAGCAGATCAGGGCCAAGGAAGCGCAGCTTTCCTCGGCGCCGGATGGGCAGTTCACCCGCGACCATGACAGGGTGAAGCCGAAGATCAACAAGGGCTTTGAGCCCATGCCGATCCCACAGGATTGATCCTGACCATTTTCCTGATGTCAGGAAAATGGTTGACACAAACTGAAGGGGGCTTCGGCCCCCTTTACCCCCACAAAATGTGTTGATATTTCTGGGGGTGTGGGCGTATGGTCCACATTGCCTTCCCCCGGTGTGGAAGGTTTGAGCCTCTTTCTGCTCCCTAGCCGCCCCGGTGCGCGGTAACGGCGCTTTCAATCGGAGGACCGATTCGTGGCAAACACGAATACCCCCTTCGGCTTTGCGCAGTACCAAGGCGGCGCTGGTGGGGCTCCCACCTTCGCTCAGACGGCACGGCGCATTGCCTCTTCAAATACCACGGCGATCTATTTCGGCGATCCCGTCATGCCGGTGGTCAGCACGGCCAACGGTTACATCACCCAGGCTTCTCCCGGCACCACGACCCTCGCGGGCATCTTCGTGGGCTGCCAGTATTTGTCCACCAGCCAAAAGCGCACGGTGTGGTCGAATTACTGGCCGGGTGCTGACGCTACGGGCGATGTGATTGCCTATGTCATTGACGATCCGAATACTCGCTTCGTCGTGATGGGCAACAGCACGACCTTCAACATCTCTGGCACCCTTTCCGCATATGGCTCTTCGCCGATTGGCAAGTACGCTCAGTTTGCGATTGGGACTGGCAACACCACCAGCGGTATTTCCGGCGCGTACCTCAACTCTGTTGGTACGACTGTGACGTTCCCGTTTGTTGTGGTTGACCTGATCACTGCTCCTCCGGGTGCGAATGGTGCCGATCCGACGACCGCTTACAATCATGTGGTTGTTGGGTTCAACAACGAGTGGCTGCGCAGCAATGGCGCTGGCCCGACCGGCATCTCGTAAGGAGGGCATGAACCATGGCTGTAAATCTTTCGGCTATTAAAGACCTGCTCCTCCCCGGTCTGCGTGGTGTTGAAGGCAAGTACGAGATGATCCCATCTCAGTACGACAAAATCTTCACCAAGCATGACTCCAAGATGGCGCTCGAGCGTACCGCTGAAATGCGTTACCTCGGCCTTGCCCAGCTCAAGACCGAAGGCGGCCAGACCGCTTTTGATAATGGCGCGGGTGAGCGTTTCGTCTACAACCAGGAGCATACGGAAATTGCGCTTGGCTATGCCATCACTCGCAAGGCGATTGATGACAACCTGTACAAGACGCAGTTCCATCCGTCGA